GTAATAGCCGATGTCTTGACTAACCCTGTATTTGATAAAAAACCGTGGACAAAAACGATTGTCCAGGAAGCCTCTAAACGGGGTATCAATCCAGTGGATGCCTTAATCATTTCCCATTTGGAAACTGGTGGCACCTTCAGCACTTCAATCCAGCCAAAGGACAGAAACGGTAAGTTACTATCTTCCGCTACCGGCTTATTCCAGACTTTGGATAGCACCTTTGCCCGTATGGGAGGTAAGAACAAGTTTGATGGCAATGATCAAATTAAAGCGGGCCTGAACTACTACGAACATAACTCCAAGGTTTTTCGTACTCACTTTAATCGAGATCCGAATGGCCTAGAGCTTTACTACCTGCATTTCTTTGGTGAGGGTGGTGGACCAGCATTTTTAAAGGCTAAGGATAATGAGCTTTTTGTTGATGTGGCCACACGCTGGAGTAAAGGCAATCAGAAAAAGACTGCAAGACAGATTGCAGAAGGTATCACTTCAAGTCATCAATTCAATGGTATGACCGTAGGACAAGTAAAGGCCAAATACGAAAAGCGCTGGAACGAAATCGCAAGTCTTTATAGTGATGTTAGTCCAGATGCTTCAGTAAGATCTACTGAAGTCCGAGGGAGCGAATCAGAGTTCCCACAGTTTGAGTCTGATATAACTGCGCCACCTGCTTACAAGTCCCAATCTGATGCTGAAATTGAAGCAATGCCTTTTGTACTCAGTGCAGATGAGCATAGTGTGAAGTCACTCCAGGAAGAGTTTGAAGCCCTATCTTCTCCATTGACCAAGGAGGATCTGGAATACCTCAAGGCTACGGCGCATTATCAGTATTCTGAAGGTGGTGCTTACCGAACGCCGTATGTTGAACCTCAAGTCGATTTATCTGGTCCCGGTAATAGCGCTAACCGTAATTTGGATACATTGGACTCTGATCTTTACCAGCTTGAGCCAGAACAACAACGCGTTATTCTTCCAGGTCCAGAATCGAACACTTTAGATATCAATACCAGAACATCAGATTCAAATATTCAGCAAAACTCAATTATCGCAGGGGTAGATAATTGGACTCCAACCAGATCGCAAAACTACCTTAAACGAGAGCGGTCAATGGATGATGGGGGAGTTATTCAAGAGCTACACAATAGTACTTCTAATACGACATTCCAGCGCCAAGTTAATCAAGATGGCACCATTAGCCCGGTAAAGGCTACACGTAATGGAAATGACCTATTTGCCCATCCTGCTAATGGTAAAGCCGATAGTCCTGAATTAACTGCGGTACAGCATAAAGCTACTCAGGCATTGGAACGGGAGTTTTGGAAGCCAGGTAAATCTAAGGTTGATGGTGCACCGGACTTAACCAAGTCTAGTAAAGGGGAATACGGTGCATTCACTGACACGGCAGACGGCAGGGAAGCAGTTTCAATTCTGGAAGCAGATCCCGATATGGAAGTGACCTTTACGCGTCTGGATGAAAACGGGGATGAGGAAATTGTGACGATGTCATCCCGAGATCTATTGGACTATGTCAAAGAGCAAGAAGAAATCGCAAAAGATGAAATTCAGGCAGTGAAAGCATTGGCAAGCTGCGCATTAAGATTTGGGAGTGAAGCAGCATGAGAGCTGAATGTAGAGAACAAGTTGCAAAGGCATTAGGTAAAAGAAAATTAAGTGCAGCTGATAGTAATCGTATTTCATCACTGTATATCCGGGCACAAAATACTCTGGCCAGAACAGATCCTGATTGGATGTTTAAAAGTCCTGCTGAACGTGCTGAAGCGATTGCGCAGAAAACTGCTACGGATCTCGCCGTCCAGATCGCTAAGAACAATCAGAACATTGCCCGGGATGCCATCATCAAGGCTCAGCTACAGAACGAAATCTATAACCATCCTAAATTAAACCCGGTCCAAGCTTTAATGCGGAAGATTGCATACTTCTCGGATCAGAGTGGTATCCAGTCTATAGAGAAACAATCTCAAGCATTGCATAGCCGCTGGATGTCATTGGTTGCCGATGTGTTTACCAAGACACAAGAGCGCTTTGGTATGTCAGTGAACAAGGCAATGACTGACGACATTATCCGGGTCATGTTTGGTGGCAAATCTGATAATCCAGAAATTACGGCGATTGCCAAGGAAGTAAGTGCAGCCCTGGAGGAAATGCGTTTAGCCTTCAACCGGGCTGGTGGGAATATTAAGAAGCTCGATAACTTTGGCTTTATGACATCACATGATCAGAAGAAAGTAGCCCTAACAGATCAATCAGAATGGGTGAACGATGCATTGGCTGGAGTAGATCGTAATCAGTATGTCAAAGAGACTGGTGAGTTGATGGATGAGCTGGAGCTTAAATCCATGCTTGAGGAGATTTATAAAACCATCTCAACCAACGGCGCTAACAAAGACTTACTGATACTGAATAAACAGGCCAAAGCAGGGGCATCGCCTGTAGGTGGTCGCTCCAAGATGGCGAATCGTCACCAAGAGTCCAGGGCTTTGCATTTCAAGGATGGTGACGCATGGCTGGCGTATCAGAAGAAATATGGAACTTATGATGAAGCAGGGTTTCATGAGATTCTGAAAAACCATACTCACCGCATGAGTACAGAAGTGGCCATGATGCAGAACCTTGGATCCAATCCTCGTAATACATTTGAGTCGTTATTGGATGAAGCCAAGATCAAACTGAAAGCAGATCCACAGAATGGCATGAAACATGGTGAGATTGATAAGCAGGCTCATCGGGCCATGTCCATGTATAACACTCTGGATGCCAATACCCGGGCGATTGATTCAACCTTAGGTAACGTTATGGGTGGATTACGTGCCTTAATGGTTGCATCTAAATTAGGTGGCACCACGCTGACGACCTTTGGCGACCATGCCAGTATGAAGAAGGTCGCTAATATGCTGGGCCTGTCCTATACCAAATCGATCCTCCCTGAATACATGAAGCAATTGAAACAGGGTGCCACACGTGATGAAGCATTGCGGTTTGGCCTTGGGATTAACGAAATGGCCGGTTCAATGACCCGTTTCGGTGATGCTGATATTGTCAGTAGTGCTACCAAGTCAGGCCGCTTTAATGCACGTATGCAGGCTTTTGCTGCAACAACTATGAAACTATCAGGACTGAACGCCGTCACCGCAGGAGCGAAACGAGCGCTTAATCTGGTGCATATGAATAAGCTTGCTGAAATGACCCGTAAAACGGATTGGAAGGATCTTGGTGCAGATGATCTTAAGATCCTGCAGGGGAACGGTATTACCGAACGTGACTGGCAGTTGTGGCAGCAGCTGGAGCCAAGTAAGCGTGAAGATGGGACGGCGGTACTTTCGCAGAATGATTTTTTTAATGCACCAGATGATGTGATTAAGCAGTTTTTGCCATTGGACAAGCAGGATAGTGCGAACGCCATTGCTGACTTCCGCTATAAGGCTGCAATGAAGTATCAGACTCATATCTTCAATGAGGAATCCGTAGCTATCATTGAGGTCGGTGTACGTGAGCGCAGCATCATTAACTTAGGTGAAGCCGGAACTATCCAAGGGGAATTGGGCCGAACCTTATTCCAGTTCAAAGGCTTCCCATTGGCTTATATGTTCCGTATTGGTCATCGTGCCTTTGCCCAGGGAGACATTAAGAGCAGAGTGACGTTCCTAGCTTCGCTACTGGCTTATCAAACTTTAGCAGGTGCATTGATCGTCCAGACTCAGAACTTGGCCAATGGTAAGAATCCGGAGCCTGTATTCACGATAGATTTCTTTGGTAAGTCACTTCTTAAAGGTGGAGGACTTTCATTCCTAGGTGACATCATGTCTGCGCTTTCAGATCCAACTGGTCGAAGTGCCTCAGACTTTATCAGCGGTCCATTATTAGGCCAGAGTATGAAGCTGGGTATGTTGCTCACAGGTATGGGGAACAACATAATTGAGGGCAAAGAGTCTACTCGGATGATGGAAGTGGCAAATACATTGAAGAGTAATATTCCATTGCAGAACCTTTGGTACAGTAAGTTGGTAGTTGATCGTATGCTGTTTTCTAAAATGCAGAATATGATTGATCCTGATTATTTACCAAGAACACAGCAACGGCTTGAGAACTTGGGTAATAGTTACTGGTGGGATTTATCAGAATAAAATTAGGAGCTTAAGCTCCTTTTTTATAATATGGTATTAACTATCACACTTTAAAAATGAAAGAAATGAATAAATTTTTACTTAAGGTATTAATGTCTTTAGCATGCTTTAGTGCATTTAATTGTATCGCTGTGGCAGCTTCAGAATTTGATATAGCTGATATCTTTAACTCTGATGGGACACCTAAAGAAGGATCTATCAATGGAGTTAAATTTATTTCAGCTAAAGAGAATGGATTACTAACTTTAGCCCTATTTGATAGTGAGTCGATTCCAAACAAGAGCGGTGATAATTACTGGTTTTTAAGCTGTAACTCTTACAAAGATAATTATAATATGAATGCAGTTATATGCGGAGCACAGAGAGGGGAATTCAAAATTTTGTTGGGCTCGTTAGGATATATTATTGAAATGGAAAATAAGCCAAGAGGTGGGGGACGCTATATAGTGGCATTTGATAAGGAGCCTAGTTTTGAGGCAACTTACCGTATTGTTGATAAGGTCGAAGTTAAGAAATTCTTAGCCAAAATGATCGATTCAAAAAAGATGCAGTACTCTTATAAAAATGAGAAAAATAAATATATTTCTAATGAAAGAAAAATTCAGAATACAGGCCTAACAATTTCTCTCCTCAAAGATATGAGAGATTATTATTAAATTGGTCAAAAAATATAAAAATCTACTGTTACACGATAAAAAATGGACAATTTAAGGGTGTTACATGATAATTGTTTGAGGTGTTACACGATAAAAAAAGGTGTGTTACATGATAGTCTACTGTCTGTTACACGATAAAAATACTGAATAATGACTACTTACTAACATTTTTAAAAGCCCTATTTAGGGCTTTTAAATGATATTTAAAGTAACCCTAATTGACCAATATCGTATTTATATGTTTGCCATTCACCTTCGCGTGGGAATCTATCAATCCCGGTTTCATTCTTCCAAAGTTCAATAAATGCTTCACCATTTTCATAGTTAGGTACTCCACCACGTGCCCATTCGCTAACAGTAGATGCACCTGATATTGGTAATACAAAGGCTATTTTCTCATGTGACCATCCAAGGTTACGCAAATCTACAATCATTCTGTTGAAGTCTGGGCGCTTATATCCTCGGCGCTTAATGAAGAACTCTTTTACTTTTTTTTGGGTTTTCAGATTTTTAAATCTTTCAGCAGGTGAATTCTTAAATACAGTCGAGTCTATACAACTGTTATCCACAAACATCATATTGTTGCTCCTTGGATTTGATTAAGTGCTTCATGATCTAAATTAGTAAATTGGCAGTACTTCAATTGAGCATGCATGTACGCGGTACCAGCTTCGCCGTGGCGGTTCTTTCCTACAATAGCCTCAGCAATACCCCGGTATTGAGATTCCTTGTTATAAACTTCGTCTCTGTACAAGAAAATAATTTGGTCGGCATCTTGTTCAATTGCACCTGATTCGCGTAGATCCGACATCATTGGTCTTTTGTTTGGTCGCTTCTCTAGTTCACGGTTGAGCTGAGATAACAGGACTATGACGCAATTAAATTCTTTGGCCATGGCTTTAAGTTCACCAGTGAAGTAGGCGATTTTTAAATCTTCTCGGGCAAACTGTTTTGTAGTCTTCATGATCTGAAGGTAATCCACCAGTACCACACCAACGGTACCGTACTGATGTTTTACTTTACGGATAGATTCCCTGATATTCGCTATCGAGGGACGAGACATATCATTGATATACATCGGTACTTTTTGAAGCATCGCAACGGCGTTTGTATATGCTGTAAATTCCTCTTTAGGTAGTAGATGAGGGGAATTGCGTACTACTCCAATATCTGCCGGTGCAATCGCGCAACAGAGACGCATGGCAATCTGCTCTTTAGGCATTTCGCCAGACATGATGAGGGTAGGCTTTTTCTGTACGACTGCTACATTGTTTGCGATGAGCTGGAGCATCGTAGTTTTACCCATCGCGGGCCGTGCAGCCACCACCATTAGACATCCAGGTTCGACATCGCCTAACTTTTTGTCTAAGTCATATATACCGGTCTGGATTCCTTTAATCATCGAATTGCCAGCAAGTGCAGCTTCAATCTTACGGTGCATCTCAAGAAATGTATTGGATGCAGCATCATGAATATGAAAGAGTGATTCACTTCCAGTTTCAGTATTCAGATCTGCAAAAGCAGTTTGTGCATTCTGGACCAGCTCACCACGGCTCACAGTTAAGTTCCGAGCATGATTAATCACCTTCATGGCTTCAGCTTCAACTTGCCTGCATGTCGTAAGATCCTTCAATTTCTCAGCATAAGACACCAGGTTATAAAAGCTGGAAGGGGCATCACCTAAAATTTGCATGATGTATTGCTCACCACCGGCAGCTTCAGAATAGTTACGCATTTCTAACCACTGGTTAACCAATACGGCGTCATATGGTGAATTTTTAGAATCAAGATCTACTATGGCCTGAAAAATTAGTTTGTGGCGTGTAGCGTGGAAATCTTCCTCGGTCAGTAGATTTTCAACTTGGCTATACGAATTTGAAACAGTCATCAGCGCTGCAAGTACAGCTTGTTCAATTTGTAGATTATGAATCGGCGTATTCATTGAGGACCTCCTAATAGGCTCTTAGGCTTAGTCGGTAAATTAAGAAATGGTTGAGCAGTATTAGCTTGCTGTCCGGTTAGAGACTGAATGCCATATTCAGGATTCTGCTTTTTGTAGCGTTCAAACTTGTCTACGATCCAAGCCGTGAACTTATGAAGTTTTTTACTGTCAGATAGTCCGCTGTTATCAAAATAAGAGTTGAATGCACTCAGCTCGAATTCAAAGCTAGGTAGGCCAAAGATTAGGTCTATATTGTTGCTGTGACCTGCCATCTTTATCTTTGTTATCAACTGATCCACATCAGGAATCCAGTCATGCTCTTGAGAGAGATTCATTGGTAGATTCCCTGATAGGTTCTGCACCCCGTTTTTGGGATCATTCAACATCCCGTTTTTGGGGTTATTCAAAGCACTATTTTTGGGATCATTCCCATTTTTGGTATCATTCCGTTTTTGGGATTGTTTAATGTTCCCGTTTTTGGGTGTATTAGCATCATCTAGATTTTGGGTGTATTCCTCGCGACCCTTTACGCCGTTGAGCTTGAGAACACGAACACGTCTGGTAGGTCCTGTGCGCTCTCCAGTATCTTCGACC